CCATCCATCTGCGAGATGTCCCCGTAATGTTTCAAATACGGCATTCGTTTTGACGTTACCCGAATGGCGAATGGTTCTACTTCCGATGCCCAAACGGGAGTGATCCCGGCAAGGATACCGCCGAGCGGAAACCCGCCCGATCCGTCAAACAGACTGCCGAGAGTTAGTGTTTTTTCTTCCATTGGTCTGCTCCTTTATGTGTTCTTTCATCGCCGAGTAGTATTGTCTGGTCCCTTCCTTCTGCCCAGAGCGTTTCCACTCTTCTTCAAAGTCGAACCTGGCCTCCAACTCTTCTACGCTATAATCTGCGCGGAACTTGCGCCATGTTATCTCATCCCAGGCTTTGAGTTGCCCCCACAACTTTGGATACTTTCGATAAAGCACACGCAATTCAGCAAGAGACTGCAAAGGACAACACCAACAGGAAACTCGCTTGAAGTCCCGGTATAATCCATCCCAATCAAAGCCGTGGTCATAGCAGTATTGCAAGCATTCTTTTTCGGTGATGCCCCACTCGACAAGCGGGTGAATACTGTTCTCTTTTTGATTGATCTTGCGTTCTAAACGATACAATTCGTCTGCGGCGATGCCGATATACTCCACGATTTCGTATCGATCACGGAGTCCGTTGAGAAAAACCTCCCTCGGCTTATCTTTCAGGCGGTTGGTACACCAACGCATCCGGGGTCCCGCCCATCCATATCCGGTCTTATCCGCACCGAACATCTCGATGAACTTTTTACTCCGACCGCGTGGGATGCTATGATCTTTGAAATAGTATTCAAAATCGTGTTCAGCTCTCACCCTGGTGATAGGTCTTCCGATGTATTTCTCCAAACGATCAAGATGCGCGTACATCCCCGGAAATTCCAATCCGGTATCACAAAAGAGGATGCAGTCAACTTGCATCCCCTTTTCAAGCATCATCAAAAGCATCGCCGTTGAGTCTTTCCCGCCAGATAGACTAACTATGTGATACTTCGGCTTGCTCATCTTTGCCTTCCACCTTCTTCACCAGATCGGAATACGGGATCTTTTCCCCGTTTCGCATACAGTAAACACCCTCGGAGTCCCCGGTATCGTCCACATACCTACGCAGGATGACCGATGCGTACTTCTCATCGAGTTCCATCGTGTAGCAGATACGGTTCAGCCCGTGGCAAGCCATTAAGGTAGAGCCACTCCCCCCGAACGTATCAATGACGATGGCATTCTCCTGCGAGGAGTTCTTCAAGGGATAACCGAGAAGGTCGAGCGGTTTACTGGTTGGATGGTGCTCGTTCCGTTTGGGCTTTTTGAAGTTCCAAATGGTGGTCTGTTTCCTATCCGAGTACCAATTGTGCTTGCCGTTTTTCAAGAACCCGTAGAGGATGGGTTCGTGCTGCCATTGATAGTCCGAGCGACCCAGGACAAGACTGTCCTTCACCCAAATGCAACAGCCGGCAAGGTGGAAACCCGCATCGATAAATGCCTGGCGAAAATTCAGACCTTCCGTGTCTGCGTGGAAAACATATCCCGCACCGCCGGGTTCCAAATGCGCCACCATATTCTCAAATGCCTTTTTGAGTAAGTTGTAAAACTCCTCGTTCTTCATGCTGTCGTTCTGAATGGTCAGGCCGCTCGAACTTTTGAAGGAAACACCATAAGGAGGATCGGTCAGCACCAGGTTGGCGCGTTTGCCGTCCATCAGCTTGTCAACATCCGCCGGGTCGGTCGCATCGCCACACATCAGTCTGTGTCTGCCAACGACCCAAATGTCCCCTCTTTCGACAAAAGATGCCTTTTCCAGGGCGGCGGTCAGGTCGTAGTCATCGTCCTCGATGTCTGGTTCGTCACCTTTGAAAAGATCTGTGAGTTCTTTTTCATCGAACCCGGTCAAACCGATATCAAAATCGGCATCCTGGAGAGCTTCGATCTCTACTCGCAACATCTCCTCGTCCCACCCGGCATCAAGCGCCATTCGGTTGTCGGCGAGGATGTAAGCCTTCTTCTGCGCATCTGATAAAAAGTCCGCAAATACACACGGAACTTCCGTGATGCCTTCTTCCTTTGCCGCAAGCACTCGCCCGTGACCGGCAATGATGCCATAGTCGCGGTCGATGATGACAGGGTTAATAAAACCGAACTCACGAAGGCTGGAGCGGAGTTTGTTTATCTGCTCTGGCGAGTGGGTTCGGGCATTGTTCACGTAAGGTACCAACTTCGTGATTGATACCAATTGCATATCGGTAGTCGTTCTTGCCATAGCGGTCTCCTTTACACAAGACCCCACTCGGCGAACTTCTCGAAACCTCCGACCGAACGGATGTATTCCCTTGCGATCTCTACGATCTCCGAATAGTCCTTGCCGTCAATGGTCTCATCACCGATGGCGCACGAAAACTCTACGATATTACCCGTCTCTTGGGCTTTGAGCCAAGCGTAAATGTTCACGCTGACATCCGCTTTCGAGAGGTCTTTCCCGTGGAGTCCACCGCCCGTTACGCTGTCTGCCATATCGCTGCCGAGCTTGCGGTTGGTCGCACCGGAGTCAACGTCAATGCTCCCAGTCCAATCACCGAGTGGGTTGATGGTCGCAAAGGGATACTCCGCTTGAAGTTCCTCGGTGGGGACATTGCTCTGGCAGATGATGAGGCGGTCACCATCAAGAATGTATTTGCCGTCATACGGATACTTGGCATAAATCGCTCTTGCGATCCTGGAGAGTCCCCTCTGCGTTTCCGTCACCGGCACACCTTTGAAGATGCCGTTGTCACCGCAGCGAACGCGCTCGCCCTGGTTGTATGCGAGAATGGAGTCTTGCGGGACTTCCACATACTCCACGAACACATCGCCGATGATGCGTCTTACGATCTCGTTGATTGCACTCCGCTCGAAGTTGACGGACGTTTCTGCTATGATATAGCAGACTCCGTGTCCGATGAGTACCTCGACTGCGACCTTGGGATTATCCTCAAGGGTGTATGCCAGGTCAACGATAGCGCCTGCGATTCTGTCTGCCACCTTGTCGGGATGGCTGGGATTTACCTTTTCAAACATAGTTTTTATCTCCTTTATTTCCCTCTCCGAGCGGAGAGTAATCTTTCCATAAGGTCATCTTGCGGATTCGCCCCCGAGTAATCCGTGGAGCAGTTTTCCTTTACGATCTGGAATATCTCGTTCCAGAGCCGAACCGCCTGGTTCATATAGTTAATGCCGATGTTGATGAATGGCGAAGGTATCGGTTTGTTTGTCGTGGGATGTTTGGAAAGGAACCCGAGCTTGTTGGTCATCTCCTCGCATTGTATCCAACGAGCGGAACACATCGCATATCGTTCGAGGAGTTGCGGGGATACCTTTGCGGCGCACCCGACGCCTTTGAGCCATTCCCAGGTCTCTTCATAGATCTCTTTTGCTTGCAAGGTCGAGCCGTCACGCTGTTCGCTTGTCAAGAAGTTGTGGATCTTAGGCATCTCTACCCCTTCCACTTCGGGAATATTCAAAACGGTCAGCGGTCTTCCACCGGGATTTCCGTTGTCTATCTTATCTTTCACGGCGGATTTCTTTCGTCCGGCACCTGGTCTGGCACCGCCTTGTCCGCCTATATTGTTCGATTTTGTAGGCATTTGAATTTGCCCTCCTTTATTACCCTTTTGATTTCGCCGTTTTTGCACACGAAACCCCAGGCCGGTGTCCGTTTGGGACCCGGTAGAGATTTTCATCCCCCTACCCCCGCACAATCAATATTTATAAACGGGGTTTGTCTCTTCCTTGAGCGTTTTTGCATCATGGCACGGCTTGCAGAGGGATTGCCAGTTGTTTTTGTCCCAGAACAACCGTCTGTCCCCGCGGTGCGGTATGATATGGTCGACCACGGTAGCGGGTGTAAGTTTCCCGTTCAGTAGGCATTCGGCACAAAGCGGATGCTCTTTGAGATAAGCCTTGCTTAGACTATATGAAAATGGTAAAAGTACCGGTCTATACCCCGGAGATGCTCACACGCATGGCAAAGCACTCTGCATTTGCGGGTCGGAAGACCATCAGCGCGATAGAGGGGTAACGATTGGTAATCATTATTAATGCACGTCATGTGCCGTACAAAAGTGTAGGACTTCCCAACCGCACAAGTATGTCGGTAAATCCCAGGAATGACGTGTTAGGGAGAAAGGAGATGTTTTATGGAAAATAAACTATATGGAACATGTCCTATTTGCGGTAAGAAACTCTGCCGAGCGAAGACCGGGAGCAGTGTCGAGGTGTTTTGTGCGACCTGCAAGAAGACCGTAACGGTCGAGGTGGCAAACGGCAAAGTGATATCCGTAATCAACGAAGAGGGATTGGAGTTAAAACCCTCGACAACTTAATACAAAATAAACATTTTAATTATCTTATTCGGTCGTAGATGCGGAACCGGCAGGAGCAATGAAACCCCGACCGCACAAAGCCGAAAAGATGTGTACGTTTATGAGTCATTGTAAGTAATGGAATGACCTGACGGACAGGGACTGATTCAATGTTGGATCGGGCTGAGTTCGTTAGGTCATTTTCTTTATGCCCCTGCAAACCCGATTGATTGATTCAGTTCAGTCAGTCGGGTTATTTTTTTGCCCTTAACCACCCTTTGGTACTTCCACCGATCACGGAAGGCTCGATGCCGGGGGCGGTACAACTGAATAATAACAGCTGACTATTGAGCGGACAGCTGCAAAGCGACACGGAGAAATCCGTCCGAAGTGCAGTCTTTTTTGTCACGCTCTTTTTCGGCTTACCTCCGAGTTGCTTTAGCTCAGACGAAAGTAAAAACGGAGGTAAAACTATGAAAATCAAGTATCAATTTGCAGACGGAACGATCAGCGAGATCGAAGTCAACGATGAAACGGGTGCGTGCTATATCGCGCTCGAGAGGGAAGAAGCGAATTACGAACGCAAGTGTCGGTATCATTGCCCGGTAAGCATCGACTCCTTGGAGTACGAGGGGGAGATCTTTGCGGATGATACCTACTCCCCGGAACGAATGGTGATGCAAG